TCGTCTTTCCAGCTCCCTTTCATTTGATCAACTGCAGTAGCCTCCCACGAAATTTTTCCGGCTATCTGCTGCTCTTTCAGTGTCTTTTGTGCCTTTATCTCAGTTAGTTTTAAGTCTGCTTTTGCTTTTTTTGTCTCAACAAAGCCTTTTACAGCGTCCCCCACCATATTTGCTATGGGGCCAACTAAAAAATTCATCATTTTTTCTTTACTCCCTTAATTTTACCCTTGTTTATGCTTGCATAAAACACTTTTGCACCTTCTTTCTTGCCATATGTCTTTGCCATGGCTTTTTTTATTTTTTTACCCTTCTTGTTTAGTGGCATTTGTCCTCTCCAAAGCTACTCTAGCCCTTAAATCTGCTAAATCGTAGTCTTTTTGTAGTTTCATAGCATCTAAATCTTGTTTGTACTCAAATTGATTCTCTCTCAGACCCTGTTGTTCACCTTGTTGTTGTGCTTTTAGCTCTAAATCTTGTTGTCTTAGTGCTAACTCCTGCTGTTTTAGTAAAACAAGTGGGTCCATATTTTGTTCTTGCATCGCTTCTGCCTCTTCAGCGACCATTGTTTCGGTAATTTTTAGTATTTGTTCATCGATAAGCATTTGTCTACTAGCTTGTAGAGATTGTATTGCCTCAGGAGGCACTTGATCACCAAACTCTTGACGAAGTTTTTCTGCCTCGGCAACCATAGCTCTATCTACAACCTGCATGGCTAACATAGAAACGTGTTGATTAATGTGAGAAACTAAATTTACTACAGCCATCGGATTTGTTCTGACTAATGATGATGACATAAAAGTTCTATGAGCTTTAATATGTAAGTCATGACTCTGTTCCATAAATGCTTGAAGTGATTGCCCCATTAAAACCACGCTATGTTCTTGTGCGGGATCTCTAGGTTGTGGTCCTTGTGGTATGGGTAATATCTGTTCAACATCTTTTACACCTAATGCAGTGTACATTCTTCTGTAAGCCTCATATAAGTTGTGAATCTGTGGATTAGATTGTGCAAGTTGCAATTGATTTTGAGCTAATGTCACTCTTTGTGACATTGAGAATATGTTAGGATCTGATACAGGTAAAATATCTATAGCGTCTCCAAAATCTAAAACTTTAATTTCTCTTGGCCCACCAGCTATATTGTAAGGATACACAGGCGGTAATACTTGCTGAAATATTTTTGCTAGTAGATTGAATTCTTTTTTCTGTGCGTAGTGTAGTCTTTTGTGAACAGCGGACATAACTTTTGTGCCACGCTCCATTAACGCCATAGTTGTGCCAACAGGTGTTTGCGAACTACCTATTTCAGACAACTGCATATCAGCCACCGCTGCAAATTGTTTACCAGCGTCTACACAAAAACCTAATAATGCAAATAATGTTTGGTCAGGCCCTTTATATGGTAAGGGCATAAGAGCCTCTCTTATAACACCATTAGGTGCATCCACATCTCTAAACTCACCGGGTTGTAAAGGTTGATCGTCATCTCGTATTCTCAGTCCTCTAGATTTAAAACCTGCAGGTAAATTAGATAGAGTTCCTGCATCTAATAATTGTCTTAATGCAGTAGTAGCCGTTCTTGTTAGGCCACCAATCATGTGAATTAAACCAAAGCCATAAAATCCTAGACCGGGTAAAAATTTGTAATGCACGAAATATTCATTCTTTTTTCTCAGTGCATCTTCTTGATTATAATTTCTGTAAACAGATAAAACTTTATTAGATCCACGATCTATAGTTACAATATAAGGTAGCTTTATACCTGAAGGCTGATTATCTTTAGGATTAATATCTTCATAACCTTCTAGATCTAAATCAATGTGCATTTCAAGAAGTTCAGTCATGTCATCAGAGCTGTAATCGTTTGGTCTCTCACCATCGATCTCATTCTTTTTTTCTTGTATATCTGATGCCTCATAGCCTTCATAAGCTGTAAGATCTATGTCTCTATAAAATCCTGATATTTGTTTTTTTCTTAAATCGTTTTGCGATAGCTTTACAATTTGTGTAATGCGATCACAACTGTCTAGATCTGATGCACCATAAGGCACGATAACATCCTCTGCAGGTATAAACTTAGATGTAGCTCTTCCTAAAACTTCATCAAAATATATTTTTTTAAATGAGCTACCTGAAAGAGGTAATTGAAATAACAATTGATCCATCTCTGGATTGTAATCTTCCATGACGTGAGTAATCTCATAGTTCATGTAATCTTTTACACGCTCTGCTGCTTGTTGTAATTTTTCATTATTAGCACCAACAACTTGAGTTCTTACAGGCCCATCGCTTGGCAATAATTCAACATAAGCCATGGCTTGAAACTGGGTAACAGCTTGAGCTAGCATAGGATGATTAACACTAGATGCGCCTCTGAAGGGTCTAGTGCGTTCTTCATATTTAAAACCTAGAAGATCTAAACCTTTAGTGTAACCTTGCTCCCACTCTTCTCTAGAGCTTTTGTCGTTTTCAAATTTTTCTAATAGTTCATTAGATAAGGATTGCAGGTAACCCTCTTCTAAGACTTCTGCTAAGTTTGTTAAAAAGCCAGCCTCTTGTGTTTGCTCTTCTTCACCAACAGTGGCACTCCCATCATCCATTATTTCAACGTCTGGTGTTTCATCTGTTTGAACTAAGTCAACAGTGGTTCCCACATCTTCTGCTAATAAGTCTTCGCCACCACCTGGGCCAACTGTCTTTGCATCACGTGCTAAATAAGGCACATCTGCAGTGCTATCAAATTTTTCTGCCATTAATAATCACCATAAATATCTGTAATTGAAACTAACCTATCATCTGGCATAATGCCACCTTTCTTTTTCTTAAACAAGTACATTGGCTTATCTTTGTTACTCTCAGGTAAAACTAATACATTCATTTTTACTCTTTGAGGATTGTATTCTTCAATAATGATAGTTGCATTTTCTGCTCTATCTGCATCACCCAAAGGTACAAGGTCAAATTTTTGATCTACTACATCACCTTGTTTCACATTTACGAAGTATTCCATGGTCTGACCTGGTGCTATTTCTTTTCTAAACACCACTTCATTAGGTCCGTAGTCTTTTGCAACTCTTAATATTTCTTCATTCAAAAAAGCATTGAGTCCTTCAGGTGGTTTAGAAGGTCCTAAATCCTCTCTTCTAATTGTTACACTTGGATCAATGTCCGTCTCTTTTAAAACCTGAAACTCACCATCTACATTTTTATTTAAAAATCTTAATCCTAACTCACCCTTGGTAGTATCAAGAATAAATTCTTCTTGAACAGTGCCACCATATTTTTTTGCAATATTTTTTAATTGTTGAACACCAACTTTGTCATACAAATTTCTAAATTTCTTTTTTGCATCTTCACTGTCTTTAGACCATCTTGCATTAGCTCCAACATCTGCAGGCATAATAGCAATTTTATTGATGCCTCTGTTCTCTGCATCTTTGATAACAGCTTTTATTATTGCATCCACATAGTCTGCTTGACTGTTAAGAGGAGTTGGTGGAAATGTTTTAATATTCTTCATACTCACATAAGTATCTTCACCGCCAATATACCTTAACAAATTTTCACGATCAGAAATGTCGGGTATTTTTACACCCTCACTTAATTTTTCATAATCACTCGTTCTATTTAAATCTAGAAGAGCATCTAATACTTGTTTTTGATCTTGCTCTAGTTTGTTAATTTGCATTAGAAACTCTGGGTTCTCTCGTCTTACACCCTGCATTGACAAATCATTAATGTTTTTTTGTATGTCTTGTAACTGTTTATTATAGACTGGTATCAAATCAGCTGCTGCTATATTAGGATATGGTTTTATTAATTTACTTTCTTGTAATTTTAAAAGTTTTGGTAGTTTACTATCTATCTCGTTTAATCTTTCTGTAGCATTCATTCTATCATATTCACTTGTGGCTTGACTTAATCTTTGTTCAAATTTTGTTTTATCAGCCGTTAATCTTTGTATTTCTGCATCTAACAATTCTTGTTCTTTTCTTACTTGCGTTAGATAATCTGTTTGCATTTCTTGTATAACAGCAACATTATCTCCTGCAGAATTTTTATATGTGCCTACTCTGCCAAAGGCTAAGACATTTTTTTCTGCGAAGTGTGAGCTATTCACAAACTCTTCACCTTCTTTTTGACCAGGTAATCTACCAGCTTCTATAACCACCTCTCTATAATCTGTTGCAGCTTTATCCATTCTAGCTGATCCAACCTTTTCATGTCTAGGTCTACCCATATAACTGTCATACTGGGGATCACCCGTCTCTGATTGTTTTATTTTAACTTTTAAATTAGATATAGGATTGTCTTCTAAAAAGTCGACTAATTTTTGTTTTGATATTTTTTGATTAGGAAAAAATTTTTCAAAGTCTGCAAGGTACTGAAATAATCCAGAGTCTAACAGCTCTGCTTTTGGTGCTGCAGCTCCACCTTGTAACTCATTAATCCAATCTTGTGGTCTAGCTGCTTGTGTTTTTGAATTTATTATTTTTTCAAAAGTAAATGACTGTAAAGGAAAATCGCTTTTTGCTACAGGTGTAACTGCAGACATATCTCCTGTTAAAGGTTTACCAACTTTTTTTGGAGAGTACACACCAAACGCTTCACCTAAACCTTTAAATATTTTTGGTATGTTTAACGCTTGTAGATTACCTGACTGCACTGCTTGGTCAAAGGCACTCATGCCTTCTATACCTGGGTCAGGTGTGAAATCTTGTTTGTTAATATTTTCTGTAAAGTTCTGACCACCTATTGCCATCTGCACACCACCACGTTTTAAACCTTTAATATATCCCGCCTCATTTTTAAAAACATCAACAGGTATGTTATTTTCTACAGCATAGTCTAATTGATCCTTCATTGCTTTTTTAAACAGTGCTACTCTAACATCATTAGGTATAGCCTTCATATCAGCAACACCAAACAGTTCTGAAACTTTCTTACCGCCTTTACCCTCACGCACAGGAACAATGGTTCTAATAGCTCTATTTTTATAAATATTATCTATTGCCCTATCAATAGCAGTTAAAAATTCTAATTGTGTTTTGCCCTTAAAACTATTTAAGTCTATGTTTGCACCTTTTTGATTTAATAAACCGACCAAATCTTCAGAGACAAAGTCTAATCTATCCTTCGGAATAATGTATTCTCCTGCCTTATTTCTATTTTTTGTAGTCAAAGAAAAAGGCATGTTAGATGCTTTCTCTTGTAAGGTTTTGTTTACTCTAAGATCAGCTAATTTATTAATTGTAGGATCTAATTTCACCTGTAAATTATTATAAGCTTGAAATGATGGATTTATAAACTCAGGCTCTGTTCCCTGATCAAGAAATCTTCCAACCTTTTTTAGTCTACCCTTACCCTCCACTCTTGTAACAAACAAGGGTGTGTCATGAGCTTTATCAACTTTAACAAGTTTAAGATCTAACTGACCCTTAGAATCTAAAAGATACTTTCTGTACTCTGGTATGTTACCTAGCTCCTCTAAAAACTCTCTGGTTTCTTTTTGCATTGTTAATCTTTCAGCTTCAAGATTGATAAAGTTTTTAAACTCACTTCTCATCTTTGTTATTTCTTCAGGATCATATTTTCTTTTAAAAAATCCTTCAGGTGTTAGGTTAGGAAATTCTCCAGAGTCTTTTACATTTCTATATCTAAATTCTAAAAAATCCTTGAATAGACCTTCAGGTGAAAAGTCACCGACTATGCCTTGTTCTATTCTAAGCTCCTTAATTCTGTTAAAACCATCTACATCAAAATTTTTAATTTGATCAACCCCTGTAAACTCTGCTATTCTTTCTTTTGGTATTTTTGTATAGACCTTACCAAATGCATCTTTAGATCTTGCACCTGTTTCAGGTTTGACTACAAGTTGATTTATTAAATCTTTAAATTGTGGATCTTCTAATCTATTTAATAATGCTTTTCTCGAACCTACTTTTAAAACACTTAATCTATTACCTAAAGCGTATATAGAACTAAAAGTGTTACCCTCTTGTATTTGACCTAATAAAAATTCTTTTAGTTTAGGATCTGTTGCTGCTCTTTTTGATTCTGCAGCAGGTTGTGCACGTATTGCAAATTTACTTTGGAAAATTTCAGGAACTTCTGTTTTTATTTTTTGCTTTACTTCTTTCTTTAATTCAAAACCTTTACCACGTTCAGTTTTTAATAACCCCTGTAGATTATTATCTTTAATTATTTGGCCAATAGACTTAGTTTTGTTTTCATCCAAATCTTGTTTTAAAATATCTATTAATTTTTGTGTGTTATCTTCTCTGCTTTGAACACCCTCTTTTGTAAGTCTTGCTCCACCACCTGTACCATCTTCTTTAGCTAATGTGATCCTTGGTTCGGTGACCATGCCTGGTGGACCTTCTGCTCGACCACCTATTGCAGGGACAGGTGAGCCACCAAAGAATTGTTTTACTTGTTGTACCTCAGGTAAATCTGATGTTGACTTTAAAATACTGTTTACAT